TGAACTATATAACAACGGGGTTCTATTATGTAAGTGGTTTGATACTGAAAAGGACACTCTCAAAGATATTGAGGATTATGTCAGAGAAGCTAAAGAGGCTCACAACCTGAATCCGGATTACCTAGAGATGTTTGTAGCTGACTTTGAAGATGACATTGGAATATACGAGGGTGAAAGCCTTACATATGCCTTTGAGATAAGCGACATTATCACTGGTATTGAGCCGTGGGATTTGAAGAAAGTAAGATACATGTGCAGTGAGGCAGGCTTTACATTACAAGGTGCAATTGACAATGTGGAAGATTGCGACATGTACGAGGATATGACTCTGGAGCAACTAGCAGAGCAGTTTGTGGAGGAAGGGTTTTTTGGTGAGATAGGTGAAGCGATACTTTGTTATCTAGATTATGCCTCTATCGCTAGGGACTTGAGCTATGACTACACAGAACATAAAGGGGATATTTTTAGATGCAACTAAAGATTAACTCATTAACTAACTTAAAGGAGATAGATTATGTATAAGATGGAAGAAGAGGATTATGCACAAGCATACAGAGATGCAAAGGAAGGAAAGCTAAGCCTGACTGGTATAGGTAATGCAATAGAGCCTAACCACTATACACTTCTAAATATTACAAAAAGGGTATATGATGATAAGAAATAAAGATACAGAAGTGTATGCATATATAACATAAGGGGATAAATGAAGACAAAACAACAATTACATAGGCTTTACAGTTCAAGTGCTAGTATCTTAGCCATACAGCAACGATACAGTCTATCAATGGAAGAGGTAGCAAAGACATTATCTATGCCCTTAGAGGTACTTAGAGAGTGTATTAAAGGCATTTTACCGATAGGTATAGATAACTACAAGAAGATAATGGAACATTTCCCTGAATTCACAAATAGAGTTGATTACGATGATTTATATCGAAACAATTAAAATACAAAGGATAAAAGATGATAAAAATTAATACATATAGCAATAGTAAAGCAGCAAAACTAGCAGACAAACTTAGTAAGAAGGAAAAACAATGGATGAACTTAAAGTTGAACTAAAGAGACTTAAAGACTCTATGGTGGAAATACTAGCAGAGAATAGAAGGCTTAAAGAAGAAGAGCTAGAAATAGAAATACCGATAACAGAGTATGACATAGACCTCTTAAAGGATATGCTAGCCAATAACTATACTGTCAACTGGGTTTATGATGATATACACTATAATGGTCGTACCGTGTCAGTAACCTTAATGTCAGAAGATGAACTAGAACAGAGGTCTTTAGGGTGTTAAACTCATTAATAATAATGTTTGGTTTTATTAGTATAGTAGTAGTGGGTAGTATCCTGATGGTAGCTACCTTAGTAATTGATATATATACAAGGAGTAAGTAATGAGACATTGTAATACATGCAAAGATGAAATGCTAGAAGGCTACTGTGTAGCTGATGGAGAGGAGTACTATTGTAGTGATAAATGCCTTTTCGTAGATGGATATACAGAAGAACAAAAAGAAATAGATTATGATAACGATGTAATCTACTGGACCCAATGGGAGGATATAGAAGATGAGGAGGGTGAACAGCTATGACATCAATTGAGTACCTAAATATGCCACTACCATACGACCAAGGAGAGGGTGTATACTCTCATGGGGATGAACTTCTACAGATGCTTAGCGATGGGTATATGGATGAAGCCTTCTTCATAATAGATAAGGAATACATACACCCTAAAGACCTCGAAGACTACCTTAAGTTCATCAAGGCAGGGGATGGTGACCAAGAGTTTAAGGATGACCAAGACCTAGTTGACTTAATACATAAGCTTAAGAGAATAGCTATAATAACAGAGGATGATGATTACTAAACTTAAAGGTTGCTTAAGAACAGCCATATTAAGAGAAGGGGTATAAAGAGCTCTTTAAAGAAGCTATAAAGATAATAATTATAGTAATAGTAGAAATAATAGTAATAGACTATAAAGAATCTTTAAAGAGTCTTAAGAGACAATAGATTGTAATTACTATTGTAATAGACTTTAAAGACAATGAGGAGGTTTCAGATGTATAAGTATATAGATAGAGTTCTAAACGAATTTAAAGGATGGAGCAATGAAAGCTGTTTTAATAAGTAGATTTAATCAGCATTTGTTTGAGGTTGAATTAGGTCCATGGCACACGATGGATGTTATTGATATTAACGGAAAAACTGTCAAGTTCGTTGCAACTAAATATGAAGATTACTTAAAGTTGGTAGATGGGAAACAAGCCCTAAGTAAAAAGCAACTAGAGGCTGGTTGGGTTATTTTCCTAGAGGAAGTTTAAAACCTATCCCCATAGTTATCAGTACCAGCTTGGTACTGACCAAAAGTGTTAAGGGTAAATAGACTATAAAGAATCTTTAAAGAGTCTTAAGAGACAATAGATTGTAATTACTATTGTAATAGACTTTAAAGACAAGGAGAACAAAGAAAATGGAAGAAGATTTACAAGAACTCGCGGCGATGCTAGAACTTTGGGGAACTGTAAGGTTTGAGTATTGTGGTATTTACTACGAGATATTCGAATCAACAACTGCCGATGGCTATATGGTTAATCTATATCTAGATAACGAACTAGATGCTGATGGTTATTATCTCGATGATAATTCGTATGATGGTGGCTTGTGTACCGGCACAGCCTTAGAAGCAATAGAATTTATGTTAAAGGAAGAACAAAATGGAAAATAAAGAAGTACTGACAATTGAGTGGAGCTTTGACGATTACTTAGCTGTAACAGATAGAGATTACTGCGAAGACTCTAAAGAACGATGGGCTAAGATTATAGATAAGATAGATTTAGAGAAGTATGGGTGTATAGATTTACATGAACGAGTACGAAACACCATAGAGCTATTAGATGAGGAGTTAGCAGATGACTAACCACGGAGCTACAGTAACCCTACTGCACCATACACCACTTTTTATTGCCGACCGTGCGATTTCCAAATGTTGGAATAAAGAGACTGCAGGGGAGTGTGAGGTTAATTATAGCCGTATGGCTAGAGTTGCCCTTCAATACCACCACTCAAGCACAATCGAGCATATTACATACAACTTTGATATAGATGGTATTAGCAGAGCATTACTACAAGAGCTTGCAAGACACCGTATGGCTAACTTAAGTGTTAAGTCGAGTAGATACACTCTCAAGGAACTTAGGGACGAGGAGAGCTTCTTCCCTGATGAAGATGAGAATCTATGGCGAGCTGAATCATATGTAGTGCTCACTGATGACAGTGATACTAATAGTGCTATTGTTCAAGCCTTAGAGAATCTAAGAAAGCTCACAAAGACAACAAGCAACGATATAAGTAAGTACTGTTTACCTGAAGCATATAAAACATCCCTGATATGGACAATAAATGCAAGAGCTTTAATTGGATTTTTATCACTTAGAACAAATAAGGCAGCCTTACTAGAAATACGAGAGCTTGCATATGAGATATATGAACAGATACCCGAAGACCATAAGTTTTTATTTACAGACAGTTTATACACGGAAGAAGAATCATGAATGAAGTAGAATTAGAAGAGTTAAGAAGAGACAGAGAGTATGAAGCGAGAGAGGATGCCTACGAAGAGGTAAAACTACACGCTGACTACTACTATGCAAGAGAGACCCTAGTTGATTGTTGCTTATCCGATATAAAGGATGATTTGCAACATCTAATAGTTAAGATGGAAAGTTACGGTTGGAGTTTGACTCTTGAAGAGCTAGCCGATGAAATAAAGGATATGTAATGGATGTTTGTAATTGTTGCGGTATGACATTTTACCACTTAAATGCGGATGGGCTTTGTAACGAGTGTTCAGGCTTTCATGTAACTAGCTGGAGTCTATCATGCACTATCACTTAGCAGAAGAGATTGACGACTTTGAAGATGAGATAGTCTTTAGAGTACAGAGAGAACAGTTAGCTAAGATGGACTTAATGCTCTTAGTTAATCAAGCACTAGACATAGCACTCTTAGAAGAGCCTTCGGAAGCTCAAGAGAGGTCACTAGCCTTTCACCTAACACTAGAGAGACTCATTAAGAACTCCGTCGCGGGTGCGATGGCTATTGAGAGCTTAAAGAAAACTGAATACAGGACATAATAGAAAGAACAAAGGAAAACTAAGATGATTGAGGTGCAAAAGACTCTTGAAGACGAGGCTTATAATATATCAGTAATTAAAGCACGAAACATCTTTACTAAGGCTACCGAAGATGGTAGGGGTGGAGAGACTAATGAAGGAATTATCCTTATTAAGAAGACTATACCCGAGGTAGCGGTTAAGATTAGCGAATACCTAAATTCAAAGAGTATTCGTGGGATTGCCTATGCGACTAGAGAGCCTATTATGGATTATCTAGGGAATGAAGAGACTTTAGCCTATATGGTTATGGCTTCAATTATGAATAACACATTAGCGAGTGCAGGGGGTAGTAAATATCCAACCTACCATGTACCCCTGCTAGTTGTTGCCCGTACTATTATGGGATACATTAAACAAGAGTACAAGCTCGAGTGTTTTAAAAGTGAAGCCCCGAGACTTGATAAATATGTAGACCAAAAGTATAAGAAATTAAGTATAAGACGACGGACTAATAAGAAAATGATGCTAGGTCGCAAGAAGTTATCTTTAAGCGACCCCGATAATACTCAAGGACTTACTCTAGGTATAAACTTACTTGATTGTGCTATAAAATCAGGGGCAGGTATAGTTCAAACTATGGTTATCAGAACTAAGGGAAAGAAAAAGAAGTCATTACTACGATTAACCGATGGAGCTATGCACATTATAGAGAGTATGAGGGATTTAAGTCCTTTCTTCTCCTATAAGTACCCAATATTCGTAGTTGAGCCTAAAGAATGGACTACCTTTAGTGGTTCAGGTGGTTATTATCAAGATTATTTAGATATAGATTTAGTGAAGATGCACAACGATAGGGTGAATAGAGGAATGGTTAAAGGCTATTTTGATAATCACCCTAAGTTTGCAAAAAGATACTTCAATATTGTAAATGCAGTACAAAGAGTATCATGGCAAATTAACACAAAGGTTCTTCAAGTTCTAGAAGAAGTGTATGACAAACATTTAGTCGACTTTACCACAGAGTATTCTTTACTCGGTGGACTACCCGACAATGACCTTCCAAATCCTTATGACATAGTAGAGAAAGTAGAGTACGACGAAAAGGATTATAAGCCCTATGCCGAGTATAGGGAAAAACTTATGAGACTTGAAGACAAATTCGACACTTTAAAGTCAAAAGGGCTTGTTGTAAAACTTGCAATGTCTACGGCTCGTAAATATAAGAAGTATGACAACATCTATTTCAGCTACCAAGTGGACTTTAGAGGGCGATTGTATCCAATACAGCCCCACTTAAATCCTCAAGGTGCTAAAGTGGTTAAATCAATGCTTATGTTTGCAGAGGGGAAACCTCTTGACACTCCGGAAGCCATTAAATGGTTTAAAGTACACGGAGCTAACCTATATGGTTACGATAAAGAGCTATTTCCAGCACGAATGCGACTTATGGAAGAAATGAACGATGAGATACTTCTAATTGCAGAGAATCCTTTAGGAAACCGTCAGTGGACGGATGCAGACGAACCTTACCCATTTTTAGCATGGTGTTTTGAGTATGCAGAATGGATTAAAGACCCGAGCAATTTCTTATCGTTCCTTCCTATAGCACTTGATGCTACTTGCAGTGGGATACAAATATATTCGGGGCTCATGAAAGACAACAGAGGGGCGGAAGCTGTTAATGTTGTTAATCATAACAATAATCAGATTATAGCTGATATTTATGGGGATGTAGCTAGTTGTGTAAACAGGTATTTAGAAGTTGGTGACTATGATAAAGAAATTAATTATACTACCAGCGACCAAATACAGAGGACTGTGGACACTTCGGTTATGGCTCATGGCATGGTGGGTAAAATCAATAGGAAGATTACAAAGCGGAATGTTATGACTTTCCCTTATAATGTATCTACCTTTGGTATGAAAGACCAACTAATGACAGATATTCTAGAAGACTACGAAGGAACTGATAAACAGTTTTGGGAAGGAGAGAAGTGGATTGCCGCAACTTTCCTTAGTCGTCTTAATTATCGAGGAATAGGAGAGGTTGTGGAAGGGGCTGTAATATGTCGAGACTTTCTGAAAGACTTAACAAGAGAAATTATAGAGAGGGGAAGCCATGTATTTTATCGGACTCCCATCTTTGGATTTCCCGTAGTCCATCGGCTAGTGAAATATAATACAACCCGAGTTACAACCTCACTAGCCAAACTAACTATACGAACTCCAACCACCCAGTTAGATGCTCGTAAGATGGTTAATGGCATAGCACCAAACTATATCCACTCGTTGGATGCAGTTTTGATGTTTAGGACAGTCGAAAGACTATTAGCCCGTGGTGTGTCTAGCTTTGCACTCATACACGATAGTTATGGTGTTCATGCGGCAGACACAGAGAAACTAGCCGAAGAGGTAAGAGAATCCTATATTGAGTTGTTTGAAAATGACCCTCTGTATGATTTTGTTGACCAAGCCGCACCTTTCAGAGCCTTAGAGGCAAAGGAGGTAATCATCGGCGACTTAGACTTAAGTGAGGTGAGAAATAGTGATTATATATTCTCGTAACATTGGCACATAAACAAATAATAAGACAAAGAATCGCAACAGCTCTTGAGAGTATCGAAAAGATACCTGATTTAGTATTGAGACGAAATGCTTTATTAGCAATATTAAGTATCTTAACTGAACTCAGAGATGATTTAGAACTAGATGTAGTTGGGCTTACTGCCCTTATCGAAATAAATAACAATAAATAAATAGGAATTAAAAATGACACCAATGAAAAAACCATTTACCGTTAAGGGAATGAAAGTAACATCTCCAAAAGGCGATGCACTTTGGGCAAAGTTAGACAAACCAGACAGAGAGTACAATGCAAAGGGACAATATTCAGTTGACCTAGTAGTTGACCCGGGGGCTGAAGGTGTGCCAGCATTCATCGCTAAAATCGAGAAGCTTAGAGACTCAGCATTCGTACAAGCAAATGAAGGGAAACCGAAGAACAAGATGTTTACGGCTCGCCCAGTGTTTAAAGAGGAATTCGATAAAGACGGCAACGAAACTGGTAACATTGTATTCAAGTTCAAGATGAATAATGTAGACGACCGTAGAGCTGGTCAGAATACAGTTAAACTTGTAGGACCTCAAGCATCTGCGGGAGATATTCCTATGGTTCAAATTGGTAACGGTTCATTAATCAGATGTGTCGCATTCGCTAACCCTTATGCTATGAGTTCTGATAAGACTATCGGAGTATCATTAATCCTTGAGAAGGTACAACTAATTAACCTTGTGAGCTTCGGTGGTACTGACGAACTAGATGATGAAGTAGGTGAGCTTGTGCTACCAAACGATGGACTAGGCGATGAAGAAGACTTCGAAAATACACCTATTGATAATGGTGAAGATGGCGACTTCGATGGCGACTTCTAGATATGGCTACCGGGGATATACACTCCCTTGAGCTCCCTTACTTTATTACATTAGGTAAGAAGCGACATAGCTGTAATCTAAACCAATATAGGCAAGCACACTATCGAGTTACTAATGCCCTTAAGAAAGAATTTAAGGAGATAATAACAGATGATGTACTAGACCTACCCGTAATGGAACGAGTAAAGATACACTATATAATTCACTACGAGAATAAGCGATTGTTTGACATTGATAATATAGTGAGTGTTATCTCGAAGTATGCTCAAGATGCCCTTGTGGAGCTTGGACGACTCCCCGACGATAACTATAAGTACATAGTTCAGATTACTGGAACAGTTGGTGAAGTAGACAAAGAAAATCCTCATGTTGAAATGCGGATTAAAGAACTTTAAGGAAAATTATGAAAGATGAAGTGTGGAAATACCTCCGCTGGCTCAAGACATGGGCAAAGCTGGATGGTTTTGATAAACGATGGGTAAAGAAAGAAATAAAAGAATCAACCAAAATATTAGTTGATAGGGAGGTCCCATGTGGAGACTAAAGATAAAGGCGAGTTTAGCCACCATTCTGATTGCTCTAGTTGTGGGTCTTCTGACGCTAATGCAAATTATACTAATGGCAGTGCCTATTGCTTTGCTTGTGAAAGATGGACTCCGCCGGAAGATGGTGAAACTTCGTACAGACCTACAAAGCCTGCGAGAACTGTTATGGGCTTAATTGACTATGAGTCGACTGAGTTGACTAATCGAAAGATACCGGAGGCTATTTGTAGACAATATAAATATGGTATTGGTAAGCTTGGTGGTCAAACCTGCCAAGTAGCTACCTATTTCGATAAAGACAAAACACCCGTTGCACAAAAGATTCGTTTTGCTAATAAAGACTTTAAGTTTCTTGGTGATACTAAAGATACAATGATGTATGGACAACAGCTATGGAGTTCAGGTGGTAAAAAGCTAACAATTACTGAGGGAGAGTTAGATGCTCTTTCAGTAGCAACGGCTTTCGATGGGAAATATCCTGTTATCAGTTTATCTACTGGAGCTACATCAGCTAAAAAAGAGATAGCTAAACACCTAGAGTGGATTAGTAGCTTTGAAGAGATTTATCTATGGTTTGATAACGATGAGCCAGGCCGTAAGGCAATAGATGATGTTATCAATATGTTACCGTTAGGTAAGGTAAAGATAGTTAGACACAGTGAATACAAAGATGCCAATGAGATTTTAGTTAAGAAAGGCAAATCAGCTATAGTAAACGCATTCTATAATGCCGAACCATATAAGCCTGAAGGTATTTTACTTCCTAGCGACTTACTCGAAGAAGTACTAAAGCCTATAGAATATGGCCGACCTTGGATGTTTGAAAAGATGACAGACATAACCTATGGTAGAAGACTAGGTGAAGTAGTGGCTCTAGGAGCTGGAGTATCAGTAGGTAAGACAGATTTTGTAACTCAGTCGATAGCTTTTGACTTGAAACATGATTATAGTGTTGGAACTTTTATGCTGGAACAACAGACTCGAGAGACTCTCTTAAGGATTGCCGGTAAACTAGATGGTCAACACTATCACTTACCTGATAATAATACAGACCCTAAACAACTTGAAGCAACGATAACAGCTATCAATGGATTATATATCTATGATAACTTCGGTGCAATAGACTGGGACACAATATCAGATAAAATTAGATTTATGTACCATAACTATAATGTAGAACATTTCTATATAGATAACCTTACGGCTCTTAATGCCCATGCTCAAGACGAACGAAGAAACCTCGATAGTCTTATGGCAGATGTAGCGGCATTAGCTAAAGAGTTAAACATATGGGTTCTTGTAGTATCTCACCTGAACCCTCCGAAGACCGGAGAGTCTCACGAAGCAGGAGGAAAGGTAGAACAATCACAGTTCACCGGTTCAAGAGCTATTATGAGATGGTCAAGCTTTATGCTTGGTGTAGAGAGAAATACAGTACATGAAATACCCGAAGAACGACAGAGAGGATTAGTGAGGTGTATCAAAGACAGATTCAGTGGTAAAGCCACCGGAGTTACTATAGGATTTGTGTACGAGACAGAGACCGGGATTATGCTCGAGAGTGATGAGATAGATGGAGTATTCCCAGATGTAGACACGGAGGAGGATTTCTAGTGACCCTAATATATGACTTAGAGACAAATGGCCTGCTAGATACCTTAACTACAATCCACTGCGGTGTTGTATATGAGGTAGAAACAGCAATAACAAAGATGTATTCCTCAAAGCCTTTAAAAGGCACTGATGGAACGATAGTCGATATGATTGAACACCTAAAGTCAGGTGATACTCTCGTAGGACATAATATTATTAAATTCGATAATGCAGTTATAGAGAAACTATACGGAGTCGACTTAGACAACCACTGTAAGATGTTAGATACTCTAATTCTTAGTAAGTTATTATATCCATCGACCGATAAATTAGATGCTCGGAGAGGCGATATGCCCGGTAAGCTTCGAGGGAAACACTCTCTAGGAGCCTGGGGCTATAGAACAAAGACTATGAAAGATGATTATGATGGTGGATGGGAAGAGCTAACTCAAGAGATGTTTGACTATTGTCGACAAGATGGAGTAGCAACTAATGCTATTTATGAGAGATTTATAAAACAAGGCCTACCACCAAAACAAGCTATAGACCTAGAACAACAGTTTGCAAAGATTATTGGTCGTCAAGAACAGTATGGTGTTAAGTTCGATATTAAAGCAGCCCAAAGACTCCACATAGAACTTGAAGAAGAGAAAGAGAGAATGATACTTGAAGTCCATAAGAACTTTACACCTCTTGGCATCTTCACTAAGAAAAATGAGATTAAGAATAAATATAAGAAAGATGGGGATAAATCCCTTAGTTATCAACGACAGTTAGCCCTTGGATTCTATTTTGATGCTAAAGGAATATGGGGAGTTGATGTAGTTACTATCTTTAATCCAGGGTCAAGAGCTCACATAGTCTATTGGCTTGGTGTTCTCTATGATTGGAAACCTAAAGAAACTACTGAGAAGGGAAACCCGATTGTAAATGAAGGTGTCCTAAAGTCCCTTGAGTATCCTGAAGCTAAAGTACTAGCTCAATATTTCAATGTGAGTAAACTCCTAGGACAATTAGCACTAGGACCTCAAGCTTGGTTAAAAGTAGTAAAAACCGATGGTAGAATACACGGTGGAGTAGACACACTAGGAGCAGTAACAAGACGTTGTACTCACAGTAGACCTAACATGGCTCAAGTGCCTAGTGTGAATTCTTTTAAGGGTGCTGAGTGTCGAGCACTATTTATAGCTGGTAGAGGTAAGAAGATAGTTGGATGTGATGCTTCAGGACTTGAACTTCGAGTACTAGCACACTTCATGGCAAAGTATGATGGTGGAGCTTATGGTAAGACAATACTTGAAGGCGATATACATACTGCTAATCAAAAGGCGGCTGGACTACCAACTCGTAATAATGCTAAAACCTTTATCTACGGTTTCCTCTATGGAGCTGGAGCAGTAAAGTTAGGTGAGATTGTAGGTGGTGGATTTAAAGAGGGTGACAGACTAAAGAAGAGATTCCTTAGAAAGTTGCCCGCTATTGCCAAATTAGGTGAGGCGGTTGTAGCGGCTGTTAAGAAAACAGGGACACTTAAGGCCCTCGACGGCAACAGATACTATATTAGAAGTGAACACTCCGCACTTAATGTGCTACTTCAAGGTGCAGGTGCACTCGTTATGAAGTTTTGGTTAATAGAATATGATAAACAATTACAAAAGAAATGGACACCGGGTAAAGAGTATGAGTTCGTCCTAAATATACACGACGAAGCACAAGTAGAATGCGATGAAGATATTGCACAAGAGGTAGGTAAGATAGCAACACAGGCTTTCCTTACTATAACGAAAGACATCGGCTTCAGGATAGACCTTGAAGGCGAGTCAAAGATAGGAGACACTTGGTATGACACACACTAGCGGCTGGGAAGGCCTCCCACAATTCTCTAAAGATATGTATCAGGAACGATACTTTCTTAAGGGTGAAGACTATATAGACTGGACAGCCAGAATGAGCCGTTTTGCGGATAACCCGGAGATGGCAACACGAATACGAACATATATAAGTAACTACTGGTTTCACCCTAGTACACCTATATCTAGTAATGGTCATGCACCACAAAGAGGACTACCAATTAGCTGTTATGTTAATCAGGTGGAGGATAATAAACTCGGTATCTTTAATAAGTTTACTGAGAATAATTGGTTAGGAGCAGAAGGTGGAGGAATTGGAACGTCTTGGAGCAATGTTAGAGAGATTGGATGTAAGGTTGGAGAAAACGGAGAGTCTAGCGGTATCATACCGTTCATCAAGGTTTCAGACAGCAGCACACTTGCAGTTAGTCAGGGAGGACTTAGACGGGCTTCGCAAGCAGTTTACCTCGACATTAGTCACCCTGAAATTGAGGAGTTTATAGATGTCAGACGTCCAACCGGTGATGCAAATCGCAGATCTCTTAATGTACACCACGGGGTGGTTCTGTGTGATTCTTTTATGCGGGCTGTGGCTCAAAGACAGAGCTGGGCCTTACTAAGTCCTAAAGACAACAAGGTCGTTAAGACTGTTGATGCCTTTGACCTCTACAAGAAGATTCTAGTGACTCGTATGGAGACCGGAGAACCTTATATGTTATTTGGTGATACTGTAAACGATATGGCTCCTATAGAATATAAAAACCATAACATGAAAGTATCAATGAGTAATCTTTGTGCTGAAATGACACTAGCAACCGATACCGACTATACAGGTGTTTGTTGTTTAGGTTCTATTAACTTAGAATACTACGATGAGTATGTCGATGAGTTTGAACAGTTTCTATATGACTGTAACCGCTTCCTTGACAACGTCCTTACGAGCTTCATAGAGCTCACTGAGGGCAAAGAAGGCTTTGCGAATGCTAGACGTTCCGCAATGAATGAACGTTCGATAGGCCTCGGGGTTATGGGGTTTGCTGGCCTCCTACAGAAGAAGAATCTCCCGTGGGATAGTCCGATGACTAAGGGTTTAAATACTAAAATATTTGCAGGCTTTAAATACTATAATGACCTCGCTAATGTCCGTTCAGCTCGTGAGTTCGGTACATGTCCAATAAGTGCTACTCGTAGGAATACACACTCTAGTGCTATTGCACCTACAGCTTCTATAAGTACTTTATGTAACGGTAGTAGCCAGGGAATTGACCCTAGAATTGGTAACAGTTATGTGCATAAAACAAACATAGGGACTTACACTCAACGTAATGTATACCTTGAGAAACTACTATCCGATATAGGCAAGAACACACCAGAGGTTTGGAAGTCTATCACTAAGAATGAAGGTTCTATCCAACACCTAGAGTTCTTATCTGACTATGAAAAAGATGTGTTCCTTACAGCTTATGAGTTACCTCAAGCTGCTATTATTGACTTAGCGGGAGATAGAGCACCTTACATAGATCTAGGACAGAGTGTCAATCTATTTATTCGTTCGGATGAACATGTAGAGAATGTATATAATATACACATGAGAGCATGGAAGAAGAGACTAAAGTCTTTATATTACTGTAGATCTACGAGTGCTGTGAGAGCCTCTGCGGGTACTATGGAACGTAAAGTAATCAACTACGATGACTGTTTATCATGTCAGTAGAATTAAATAAAAAGGAATCTAAAATGAGAAGAGTTATCAACTTTTTGACTACATACAGAATGGCCCTAGCAATAGCTGGCGGTCTTATCAGTCTTTGGACTATAGTACTAATACAATACATATAAATAATAAGGAAGAACAATGAGCTTAATTAAACAGATGACCAAATATCCAATGTACAAGCCTATGAAATATACATGGGCCTACGACTACTGGAAGACACATGAGAAGATGCACTGGACTGAAGAGGAAGTGGCATTAGCTGATGATGTAAAAGACTTCGCTCAGGCTAGTGATGAAGAAAGAGACTTCCTAACTAATGTATTACGTTTGTTTACTCAAAATGATATTATGGTAGGAGCTGGTTATGATGTAATGATGAGAATCTTTAAGCCAACAGAGGTTCAGATGATGCTGAGAACCTTTGCTAATCGAGAGAATACTCATATCAGTGCTTATGCTTTACTAACAGAGACTCTAGGTTTCCATGATGAAATATATACAGAGTTCTTAGATATTCCTATTATGGAAACAAAGACTGAATATATTGAGAAGGCAAAGGTCAAGAAGTTTGAAGACTACAAGTCTGAGGGCATGACTAATGCTGAGGTAGATAATCAATTCAGACGTGGTGTAGCTAGAATGTTAGCTGTATATGCTGGAGCTACTGAAGGTATCTCATTGATGGCTCAGTTCGCTATGGTACTACAGTTTCAATTTCAAAATAAGTACAAAGGTGCTTGTCAGATTGTTGACTGGAGTATCAAAGATGAAGCTCAACATCAAGAAGGTAACAGTAGATTATTCCGAGAGTACATAGGGGAGAATCCAGACATTTGGGATGACGAACTTAAATACGAGATCTATGAAGCGGTTAGAGAGATAGTAGCTTACGAGAAGGCTCTTGTAGATTACTTGAAACCACCTCACATGGATAAGGAACTAGTTAAAACTTACATTGAGTATATGGCAGACAATGCTCTATCACTACTCGGTATGAAAACTAATTATAATATTAAAGAGAATCCTCTCCCTTATATGGAAGAGATTACAAACGGGGTATCTCTAGTTAACTTCTTTGAAGCTAGAGTAACAGATTATGCTAAGGGAGCTCTTACAGGCTCTTGGACAGACTTAAAGGATAAATAATGAGAGTAGCTCGCTGGAATTTTGAGAGAGATAATTTAGGGTTCAATATGGAACTCGAAGTAAATATGTTAGCTGAGGAAGCTCAGGAGTTTAAAGACGGTATGGTTGATTACTTCAATGCTGTCGGTGTAAACCAACTAGAAGATGCTATCGTAGAACTTGTAGATGCGTGGGCAGACTTCCGCTTCGTTCTTCAAGGCTCTAAGTTTAAAGCTTTAGGTCTTATGCAAGACTTTTGCAGTGCAGATCAAACCGAGGCCTATATGTATATGTGTTTAACTGAAGGCTTTGATTTCCTCAGTCCGGAGCTACTAGAGCTTGCTTTTGATGCTGTAGTTACAGCTAATGAAGAGAAGGGTATTGCTAAGATCAACGGCAAGATACAAAAGGGCTCTGAGTGGGTTGACCCTAAAGCGATAATCAGAGACCTAGTGTCTGAGGCTACCGATGTTTAAAAAAGATGATGGAGGCAAACCACGACTTTCTCTTGTTGAACCTGAATATATTATAGGGACAGCAAAGATACTTACATTTGGAGCAGAAAAATATGGTAAGAATAATTGGAAAACAGCTAAAGGTGATGATGTGGAACGTTATAATGATGCTTTACTTCGGCATCTCTATGCTTATCTCGGAGGGGAAAGACTTGATCCTGAAAGTGGTCAACCGCATCTCCACCATGTAAGTTGTAACTTAATGTTCTTAGATTACTTTGACCGTCAACACGCGAAAAGTACTTCGAGCATAGAAACTATCAGAATAGGATAAAATAATGACAGCACTAATTGATGCAGACAGCTTTCTGTACAAAATAGGGTTCGCTCTTGAGGAATCCTTAGACGACGGGACATACTATGTTAACCTTATTAATGCTCAGGACGCTTTAGACGGCTTGATAGATGGTATACTATTTTCAACCGACTGTGATGATTATGAGCTGTGGTTAACTGGGAAGGATAATTTTAGATATGAGGTTGCTAATGATTTAGCCCATGCCTATAAGCATAACCGTAAGGGCTGTAGGAAACCGGATAAGTTTAACGAGATGTGGGACTACTTGAGACGAACACATAAAGCTAAACTAACTCCATTCTGTGAAGCAGATGATGTAGTGGTCACTAAGAAGACAGAGACTCCAGACGACTACGTACTATGTGCTATAGATAAAGATGTATTATATCAAACTGAAGGACGACATTACAATTATGGAAAAGATGAATTTATTAAAGTCTCTAAAGCAGAATCAATTCACTATGCTTACTTTCAGACTCTGGTCGGCGATACGACTGACGGTTATAAAGGGGCGTATAGAATTGGCCCGAAGAAGGCAGAGAAAATCCTCGGAGTCCCTGGACGATTTGACGAACGACAGCTATACGCAAGAGTTCTTAATACCTACAGAACCTGTAAACAGACTCGAAAGGAAGCACTTGCTACAATGAGACTAGCTCAGATGCACCAACTCATACGAGTCGAGGGTAAGCTGAAGTTAAACCTCTGGACCCCTCCGGCAAAAGGAAACTGTCAGCTCGATACCTTACAATTTTAATTGCATATTAACAATAGTTATGGTAGACAACTTCAGGTCCCTTATACAGGGGGTTTACAAGGCCTTAAAGATTATAGTGGACATATTAGAAAGACAAGCCTCTTTAAGAAGCTTTAGAAATCTAGGATACTATGGCTTCTTTAAGAGTCTTGGGCAAGTAAAGAGTTTGTAATCTCTCTCAGGTGAAACTGTGGACTGACTACTAAAATTACAAAAGGATATATTGTGGCAAAGATCATAATACCAACTAATAGTCTAGATTTAATTGAACAACTACTACTACGATTCCCCGATAAGATTGAGGTTGATGAAGATAAAACATCACCTTTCGCACGAGGAAAGAGAGCAGGAGTTGTTGAGTTACTTAGAGAACTTAAACAAAATATAAAGGAGAGACTGTGATTAAATCTACAGTAAGAAAATAATGGGTGGCGGGAAAGCGGCTGGCTCAGAGATTAGTGCGGGTAGGCCTGATACGTTTGCACCGGTAGCTCCAGAGCGAACATCTCCAGGCCAGATGCCAGATAATGTTGACAAAGCTTTATTCACATCCGGTGTTAAAACTACAGCAGCTCAGAAGAAAAAGCAGAATCAAGGGACATCACGTCTCGTCATACCACTTGAGGGTAGTCAAGCTCAGCTTGGTTCTGAAGGCACTCCTCGCGATGCCACGGGAGTTGTATAATGGGAGGCGGTGGTTCACATCCAGATGAGTATGAAGCGGAAAGAAGAGGTGTAGGCCGACGAGGCTATGGTAAATTAGCTTCAAATAGTATTCAAAATATTGGAGACTATAAAAGATTTAAAGATATGTTTGCGGGTGTGGGTAAAACGCAGAACGATTTCATGGCGGCAGAACTTGCAGGCTATCAAGCAGGGCTTCGAGTTGAGGATACAGAAGCCTATGCTTCCTACGTAGAATCTAATGGCGGCGCTACCTATGATTCTAAATGGAATCGTTGGAAGATGGCTGACGGTACAGATATGCAAGCGGCACTCTCCGACTGGGAAAACTATGAAGGGGAGCGTAAGGAAATAGCAACTAATACAGCTAAGAACGAACGCACTAAAGCAGCTCCCGATGATCTTACAGGTACTTCAGGAAATGTAGATTATACATTATCTGTGGGAGACCAGGAAGAAGAAGACGGTGTTGGAGGTTCTATCTCTGGAGATGAGACGGAGAGTCTAGCAACATCAAGTCAAACATTAGGAATTTATTAAGATGGCACAAGAATTTAAGACAGCTCCGGAACTTTTAGAAGAAGCAGGACTTAAATCTCTATTCGATAAACGTGATGGTGATCGTATTACAACTCTTAAGAAAGCAAGAGACTGTAGTAAGATGACTATACCTAGTGTTCTACCAGAAGAAAGCTTTACAGAACAGACGGACCTACCGGATACATATAATTCATTAGGTGCTCGTGCTGTAAATAACTTAAGTAATAAATTACTACTTGGCTTATTGCCACCAAGTTCTGCATTCTTTAGACTTAGACAGTCTCCAGAACTCGAAGATGAACTATCAGCTGATGGAGCATCCGAGGACGATACAGAACTCGAAGCACAACTAAGTAAACTTGAAACACAAATAATGGGTAAAATTGAAAACTCAGGAATGAGACCTATTGTTCATCAAGCTTTTGTTAATCTAATCGTAACAGGTAATGCTGCACTATTATTTGACGAAGGTACGATGCACATGTATAAGGTTAATGCTTATGTAGTGATTAGAGATTTCAGTGGTAATATAACTGATGTAATTTTGAAAGAGAAGATAGCGTACGAAGCGTTACCCGAAGATCTTATGGGAACTATCGAAGTTACCGAAGAAGAAAGAAAACTTGATATTGAATTATATACTAGATACATTAGACAAGGCAGTGAGTGGTTAACTTACCAAGAGGTTAAGAGTGTTATAGTCGATGGTTCAGAGCAAACAATAAAAGATAAGCACATGCCTCTTATGGTTCTTAGATGGTCTAAGATAAATGGAGAGCACTATGGTCGTGGTTTAGTTGAGATGCACCTTGGAGACTTTAGAAGTCTTGAGGGTCTAACACAGATGATGTTAGAGTATTCAGCTATTGCGGCTAAAGTAGTGTTTGGTATTAAGCCAGGGTCTATTATTGAACAAGATGAGTTAGAAGAAGTAGAGAATGGTGGAGTAGTTATTGGAGACCTAGAGCGTGACGTAAGTCGCCTCTCAGTCGATAAGCAAGCTGACCTCCAGATCCCTATGCAACTCGTTGAGGAAATTACTAGACGTATTGGTGCGGCATTTCTATTACAGAGTACAACAACTAGAGATAGTGAACGTACAACTGCCTTAGAAATCCAATTCCTTGCAAGAGAACTTGAAGATGCCCTAGGTGGTATCTATAGTATTATTGCACAGGAGTTCCAACTACCATTAGTTAATTTATTAATGCAAGATATGAAGTTTGATTTAGGTGATATGATAGAACCTACAATTACAACAGGTTTGAATGCGCTAGGTAGAACACAAGACTTAGAGAAATTAAGACAGTTGAACAGTTTAATCGCTGAGGTAAATCCAGAATATGTAATGAAGTACTTAAATATAGAAGAGTATCTAGTTCGTATAGGAAGTGCACTAGGAATCAAAGACGTTAAGTCCTTATTCATTAGTCAACAAGAGGTAGCCCAGGAACAACAGGGTCAAACAGATGCAGGTGTGCCTAACGTAGCGCCACCAGAACAAATACAACAATAAGAGGTTAAACACTATGGGTAAATTAATTACAGACGCAAGTTACATTCCGAGAGATAAGAAAGCAGAAGGGTCGAAAGGCTTTATAGACTTAACACCAGTTATATTAACACCAGAACCTAAAGCACCTGGTAAAGGTAAGTAAGTATGGAGACGGAGGTATCAGGAGAAACACCTGAGTTGACAGAACACGAACAAGAGATGGTAGACTTAGTGGATAAAACAGAAGAAGCTTCGGCTGGCGCTGTGGACCCTGAGAACGCTTCAGAGTATGTGGAGCCTATTGAAGGTGGTGATGATGAAGTTGACTACAAAGCTAAATATGAAGAGCTTCTTAATAAAGGGCCTGAAAACAATACTAAGGCTCCCGAGGGCCTCAAGATTGATCCTTCAGAATCTGCGGAGATTGCTCCAGAAGAAGCTCAAGAAGTTTCCACCTTAACTCCCGCACAGATGGGGAAGTTTACATCCGAGTTTAATGATAATGGTAATCTATCCGACGAGTCTTACTCTGAACTTAATAACATAGGTTTATCTAAAGAAGTTGTAGATGGTTATATCCAAGGTCAAACAGCGATTCTCGAAGCACAACACACTAAGGTTTATAAATCAGTTGGTGGTGAAGAGGCTTACGGGGATATGATTGGTTGGGCGAAAGATTCTTGGACACCTGAGCAGGTTGCTGTGTTTAACACACAAGTACAGAGTGGTAACGATGCCCAAATTATGTTTGGTATAGATAGTTTATCTGCTCAGTATAAAGCTGCTCAAGGAAGTCCGATGCCTAAAAGAGCTCTCAGCGGTAGCACACAAGCTACTTCAGGAGGCTCTAAAGGCTATGACAATAAAGGTGAAATGTATAAAGCAATGAGATCCCCTATGTACGGGAAGGATGCTTCATACACTAAATCAGTCGCAAAGAAAATAGAACAGTCAACGTTCTAAGTGCCGCTCAGGGAAGATTGTCTCTTCGTGCTCCCCGTAGGCAGAATGGAAGAGTATTTAATTAAAGGACATTATAAATGGCAATTACAGCAACAGGAATCACACAAATCGACGGAGCAGGTGACAGAAAAGCACTTAACCTCAAGGTTTATTCAGGAGAAGTTTTAAACGCTTTTGATAAGAGAAACATCGGACTTGACTTAATTAAAGTTCGTACTATTGCTAACGGTAAGTCAGCACAGTTTATCGTTACAGGTAACATTTTAGATTCAGCAGTAGCAACACACGCAGCTGGAACAGATGTATCGACTACACCATTCAAAGACAACGAAAGAATTATCGCTATTGATGATTTAAAATATGTGTCAAACTTAGTAGATGGTTATGAAGAGAAAATGGCACACTTCGAGATTCGTGGTGAGATTGCAAAACGTGCTGGAGAAGCTCTTGCAACTAAAATTGACAAGGAAATCTTTGCAACAGTTCTTTTAGCAACTCAAGCAGTTGGTATTACAGCTCAACCAGATGGTTCTGAAGTTAACAACGGTGTTATCCTTACAGGTTCATCAGCAGAAGTTAAAGGTGATGCAATCTTAGATTCTATCTTTGCAGCTAAAGCTAAACTAGAAGCTAATGATGTTACTGGTGATCCAGTTTTTGTAACGGATCCAATTAACTACTTCAACCTAGTTCAATCAGCTAAAGCTGTTAACCGTGATTTCAATGGAGACAATGGTTCTATTGCTAAAGGTAACGTTGTTACTATCGCTGGAATCAAAGTTATGATGTCTAACCATTTCGGTAAAGATGTAACAGTATCTGTTGGTGGAGCATCTAAGAAACTACAAGGTTTAATGTTTACTTCTGATGCAGTAGGTGTTGTTAAACTTATGGACGTAAGTTCAGAGTCTAACTATATCCCTGAGAAACTTAGTACACTAATGACATCTACGTATGCATTAGGTATGGGTATTCTTAATCCAGGTGCTTCAGTAGCAATTACGGCGTAGAACTTTTAAATTACTTTGGGGAGCTTCGGCTTCCCTTTGTTTTCTTTAAGGGTTCTAAGAAATTTTAAATAAGACAAAGGAGAAAATGTGAACTTATATGAAGGTGTTAACGTGTTACTAGGAGCTATAGGTGAAATCCCTATTACGGACAATACAGCAGCAGCAAGTGCTGATGCAACAAGTGATGTAGGAATAGCAAGAGATACGTTGCTTTTAATGAGTCGTTCTATTCAGGAACAAGGATATTGGTTTAATAAAGAGATATTGTATCCTTTGGCAACTAATCCAGCAGGATATATAGCTATAGGGCCCTCGATCCTTAGTATCTATCATCCGACAATAATTGTGAAAGACCATAAACTATATAATATAGAAGAGCGAAGCTATGTCTTTACTGAAGCGCAAGAGGTTGATATAATCTTCTTTACTGCTTTTGATGATTTACCAACAGTTGCATGTGATGCAATAGTTAGAGAAGCAGCGGTAGAATTTTATAATAATATACTTGGAGATACACAAGAACTTAGAATATTACAGACTAATGCACAGAGAGCCCAGTTTTCTCTACAGAAAGCACAAGCAAAGCACAGAAAGACTAATTTACTTAAAGGCTCACGTCTTGTAGATAGAGGTTCAAACCCTATTGGAGTACAATAATGGCTCTGATTGTTAAGACCCTTCCGGGAGTTTTCGGGGGTGTCTCTAATCAAACAGAGAGTCTTCGTAAGGACAATCAAGTAACTGAGATGATTAACTGTATTCCTTCGTTAGTACTGGGAACTACCAGACGAGCTAATGTGGAAGAAGGTGTTATAAGTCTTCCAACGGATGCAAGTTTCATTTATGATTATCAACGTAGTGGTGAAGAGGCTAATATTCTTACGGTAGCTACAGACGGTTCTATGTCAGCTCACAGAGTTGGAGTTGGTGTAAAGCCTATTACAGTTCCACAGGAAGTCAAAGACTATCTAGTCCATACAGACCCAAAGGATCTTGGTGGTATTACATTAGGAGATACAACATATATTGTGAATAAGACACAAACAGTTGGAATCTCTGATGTACTTACGAGTACTATGCCCGAGTTAGATGATCTCTATACGAGTAACTTAACGCTAGCCGAACAATATTCAGATACGACAGCTTACTACTGGCTCTCAAGAGGTTCCAATGATGCTGCACATCCATATAGATATGTAGTGGAACTGGATGATGAGAAATATGAGGCTGATAACGAGAAGCCAGATGTAGCTGCTGCACTACTAGCAGGATATATTAGTAGTAACGTGGTTAGGGTTCCTATGGTCTGTACAGCGAGTGGGAGCAATAAGGTTATTGTTTCGGCTACAGGAGGACATGGTTTCAATTTGGAATCTTTTGACTCTGATGACAACAATGCACTGACAGAATCCGGAGGTCCAACATCGTATACTATTACTATTAATCATGCTGACGCACAGTTTGGTAGTTATACTCTATACTTTGGAGGGAATTACGTTACGGTTCTAGGGGCAACTATAGCTGACATACAGAGTGAGTTTATTGCAGCAATCAATGGTAAACACTTTGAGCTGATTACAAACGCACCTAACACCAACGGATATAGTGCTACCGCTATTGGATCAATAATTAGAATCTGGAAGACTGATAATTCTGATTTTAAGTTTTCCTTCTGGGATTCTTGGGGTTCTTTAGCATCTTTTGGATGGAAAGCATCTGTAGGAAAACTTCAGGACTTACCGGCAAGTTTCCCTTGGGATGGTGCTCGTGTTAAGATTAATTCTAGTGATGGTGATGTTACAACAGATTACTATGCTATTAGATGGAAAGGAACATGGCAGGAATATTCTAATATTGCAACCTATGAGAATGGGTTACGTAAATTACCTCTATTGAATAATATGCCTATTGTAATAGAGCGACAGGGGGCTGGAAGTGCCAACCCAGGAAGCTTTATAGCTAGATTATTAGATACCTCGGATCAACTCCGTCCACCTCTTGTAGGAAATACAGAGAATAATAAAGCACCTAACTTTGTAGGGAAGAAGATAAAACAGATATTCTATATTAATGGACGTATTTGTCTGGCATCGGGTGATTCATTATCCTTTAGTCAAACAGATGTGATCTGGAATTTCTATGCCTCTACAATTATTAATGTATTGCCTGGAGATACTATAGAGGTTAAGATTGCCTCAGAGAAGATCCTAGAGATCTTGAGAGTAGCTATATTCCAGTCAGGGCTTTTAATAATGACCTCAGAGGGACAGTATCTATTCAATACAGAACAAGGTATCTCCCCTGCTACCGTGATAGTAAATAAGCTAAGTAATTATGCTTACAATGATAGTGGAGGAACGGTGTATGATGGAGACAGTATTGTATTCTCCGGGTTTACAGGCGATACTTCTCGTATCTATAGGTATCGTGTTGCACGCCTTACTTCCGAGAATAAAGCAATAGATTTAACGATCCAGATCCCAACGTATCTTAAAGGTGAAGTGATTAATATCGCTAACTTTGTTGAAGATGGAACATTAATCGTGCTAACGAAAGACTCAAAGAAACTCTATTTATATCGTGAAGTTATTTCCGGTGACACAATGGTACAGAGTGCTTGGTTTACTTGGGATTTCTCAACACTATTTACAGGTGACTTTGACTATATTCTACACATTATGATAATAGATGATTATCTATATTTAATTACAGCTACAGATGTCTGTAAGATTCATATGGGTCTTAAGGTCTTTGACGAGTCGTATGAGCATAAAGATTTAGGGACTCACCCATACCCTAGTACTATAGAACTAACGAAATGGAGACCAAAACAAACAGTAGCACAGGTTCAAACACCTCGTGGCCGCTTACAATTAAGAACAGCAACAGTCTCTTTAACCGGAGAAGCGGTTCTACAAGTATTTAAAGAAGATAGGGATTTCACTCAGGAAAAACCTATTACAACAAACAAGAGTATTAACATTCTAAGTAATACAGATAAAACAGTTCTGAGTATAATAAATGATAACACCAAACCTTTCACAATCAGTGGCATCGCATATAGCGGTACCTATAGAACTAAAGGTAAAGAGCAAATATAGGAGATTAAATGGCGGTATATACGGAACAGTTCCAAGCTGACGGATCCAATAAGATATTCACGGCAATGGCGACAATCCTCTCAGAGAGTCACGTAAGAGTTGACTATTACTATGAGGACGTTCAGGGTCAAGGATACACAGACCACAAGATAGCAAATGGATCTTATGACATTATTAATAATAGTGTTGTGCTTCAAGAGGCACCAGATGCTAGTTATACAGTAAAGGTAACAGTGAGTACTGATGGCGAGGGCTTAGAGCCTTACCCTAGTGTAATTACGACGGTGTCTACATTCTTACAAGAGATAGATACTGTAGCAGGAATAAAGAGTGATGTAACGACAGTATCAGGGATCCATAGTGATGTAACTACAGTCTCAGGGATCCATAGTGATGTAACTATTGTAGCAACAAATATAGCGAAAGTAAATACAGTAGCAACAGACATAGCTAAAGTCATCAAAGTAGCTGATGATCTAAATGAGGCAATCTCTGAAGTTGAAACAGTAGCTAACGATCTTAATGAGACTACATCAGAAATTGAAGTAGTAGCGAATAATATTGCTAATGTTAATATTGTTGGTGGAGTCATCTCCGATGTAACTACAGTAGCTAATATTGAGGGGAAGGTAGTTCTAGTTGCCGCGATTGATGGTAATGTAACTACCGTAGCAAATAATGATGCTAATGTAACAACTGCCGCAACTAATATGCCTGCAATACTAGCAGCTCCAGTGCATGCTACAACAGCTACTACTAAAGCTAATGACAGTGCAAACAGTGCAACAGCTAGTGCTAATAGTGCTACTTCTAGTTTAGCTAGTAAGTTATCCAGCGCTAGTAGTGCATCAGCATCAGCAAGCTCGGCTTCAAGTGCTAGTACAAGTGCGTCTACAGCTACAGCTCAGGCTGGGATATCAACAAGTAAAGCTGCTATAGCTACTACTAAGCTTGCTAGTTTTGAAGGACAATACAAGAGCCAAGCTACAGCACCTACTAGTCCTATAGAAGGTCAGTTATGGTTTGATACTACTAATAACTTGATGAAGGTATATGATGGTAGTGGATTTGTTAATGCAGGTTCTAGTGTTAATGGTGTTAATAATAGTGTAGAGCATACAGCAGCAGCAGCAGGACAGACAGTATTTAATGCTACTTATGATGCAGGATACTTAGATGTATATATGAATGGTGCATTGTTAGCTAAATCAGACTATACAGCTACAGATGGAGCTACAGTTACTTTAAGTGTTGGAGCTAGTGTAAATGATGTTATCTTTATACAAAGCTTTGGTACTTTTGAAGTAGCTGATGTGTATACTAAAGGTGCAGCAGATACTAAGTTTATGGATATTAATGCTGAGACATTACCAGACCAAACAGGTAGTAATGGTAAGTATTTATCTACAGATGGTACAAGTGCTAGCTGGAATGATATAATAGGTGGTGGTCCATCATTAGGTACTGATAGTATTATTAGAACTAATGCTAATGTGATTAATGAAGATATAACTATACCAGCAGGAACTAATGGTTCTACAGTAGGTACAGTAACAATAGGTACTGGATATACAGTTACTGTAAATGGAAGATGGGTGGTATTATAATGGCTGGAATAATTCAATGTGATAGTATCACAGATGGTAGTGCTAGTAAAGTAGTAAATGAAATTGTTGATACAAGTAGTAATCAAGTTTGTAAAGCTTGGGTTAACTGGAATCAAGCAGGAGCAGTAGCTATTAAAAGTAGCTTTAATATTAATAGTATTACGGATACTGGTGTTGGACTATGTTCTTTTTCTTTCACAAATAATATGCCCAGTACAAACTATACTACAGTAGGGGGAACTACTGGAGGCGACTACGGTATGGCTAGACAGCATTTAACGGTTAGATATAAAGGAACTTCAGGATTTTCTGGGGTAATTGGTTGGGCACATGAAAGTGCGAGTGGTATGGCGGACTACGATAACAACTCTATAGTAATATTCTCAAACTAATTAAAAAGGAAATAATATGAAAAGAATTATATACAAAACAGAAGATGGTGTAGCAGTAATATGTCCAGCACCAACAGTAACAGTTGAAGACTGTCTAAAAGATGTACCAGTAGGTAGTTACTATAAGATAGTAGATACTACAGAAGTACCAACAGATAGAACATTTAGAAATGCTTGGGAAGTAGAACCAGACAATACTTGGTCTAAAAAGGACTAACTATGGCTGGTAATATAGTAGCTAATGATTTATCAAGCTCAACTGGTGGTATCCCTAGTCTAGGTGGGAACAATGTAGAGAATAGAATGTGTAGTGCTTGGGTTAATTTTGATGGGAGCGGTACAGTAAGTATTAGAGATGGATATAATGTTTCTAGTATTACTGATAATGGAACTGGAAATTATACAGTTAATTTTAGTACAGTTATGAGTAGTGCTGATTATTCAACGCAAGCTACAGGGGGTTCTGCTTCAACATATAACCCGAATCCAGGCATATGGACTGCTTTTTTAAACGGAACAGCTACGACATCAAGCGTTCGAGTAATGTTTGGATATGGTGTTAATAATACCATATATGATGGAGACATCATACAAGTACAAGTATTCGGAAACTAAAATAAAGGAAATAACATGATTAAAATTAATAACACAAAAGCAATAGAAATAGCTAAAGAAAAGATTAGAGCATATAGAAAGCCTAAACTAGAAGCATTAGATGTTGAGTTCAATAGAGCTTTAGAAACAAATACAGATACTACAAGTATCGTAACAAAGAAACAAGAACTTAGAGATATGACTGCATTAGCTGATGGTAAGTCAGTAGATGAGTTAAAAGTAATTGTTGGTGGATTAGATGGCTAGTGTAATTAAAGGTAGTGATAACTTTGATAGTGCTAGTGTTGGTAAGGTGTTGCAGGTGGTAAGTGCAAATGTTCAGGCTTCAGGCTCTATTGCAGGAAGTACTCCAAATGAGGGCAATGGTCTTCTTTTGTATGCTGTGAATTTTACTCCCATAAGTAGTTCTTCTAAAATTATTGTATCGACAAGTAGTGTCCTTGTCCAAGAAATTTATAATAGCGGTAACAAAATGTGGCTGGGAGCTTGGGCTGACCAATATCAAATTGGTGTTAATAGTGCTACTGGTCATTATTTGAATTTTGCAAACTACCGCAACACAGCTTATCATTCGTTAAATCATAGTATATCTTCTTGGGGCACATTTTCTCGTAGTATTAAAATAAGAGCTGGAGGGGACAATGGTACAGTATATGTTAACTTGCAAGCCTATTCTGACTACACTGCTTCCCAGAGAGAACTTGGTATTACAATAATGGAAATAGGAGCATAATATGATAGCAAAAGCACTACAAACACTAAGACCTAAAGCACAATGGGTTCTTAGAGGAGATGAATTAGAATGGTTAGACACAGAACAAACACAACCAACAGATGAAGACATTCAAGTAGAGATAGCTAGACTAGAAGCTGAATATACTTCACTACAATATCAAAGAGATAGAGTTAAAGAGTATCCATCACTAGAGGAACAAGAGGATATGAAATATCATGATGCTATAGATGGTACTACAGTATGGTTAGATACTATTACAGCTATAAAGATTAAGTACCCTAAAGGAGAAAGACAATGAGTAAGGTACGAGATAACTTAGATGATATATCTAGGATAGATAGTATAGAAAGTAGTGTAGCTAGTAATCTTGATTATGTTAATACTAAACCTAGTGGTAGAAAGAATCTGATTATTAATGGTGGTATGGATGTATGGCAGAGGGGTACTTCATTTACAGGATTAGATAATGGTTCTGACATCTTTGCTTCAGACAGATGGCGGTGGGATGAAAGAGGGAGTGGTACAGCGGTTCACACTGTTTCTCAATCAACAAATGCTCCTTCTGGGTTTCCATATTCAGCTAAGATTCATTGCACCTCGACAGGCTCAAGCGGAATTTACTATTTCCAGCAGAAAATTGAAGGGTATAACACATACTGCACTGGATGGAACACCACCACTAAAAAACCAATAACTGTTTCCTTCTGGCTTAGATGTACAAAAACTGGTAAGTTTGGCGGGGCTATTACTACTATAGACGAAAGTTATGGCTACGCTTTTGATGTTGATGTTTCTAATGCAGATACTTGGGAAAGACATAGCGTTACCATCCCTGCACCACCTACTTCACCTTCTCTAGGAACATCAGGTACTGGTTTAATTTTACAGTTTGCTTTAGCTACAGACGTGACTTCTTATAGAGGTGCTGCTAACACTTGGCACGACAATAGTAATCCACTACACACTACTGACGATGCAACAATAAGTATTGACCAGAATGGTGACATTGTGTATATCACAGGAGTACAACTAGAAGTAGGCTCAGTAGCCACACCATTTGAACAAAGACCTTATGGTGAGGAACTGGCTTTGTGTCAGAGGTATTATCAGATAGGTGCAGCTAGATTAAGGATTTATCCTATGTCTACAACTAATGGGTGGATAACTATGATGCAGGATGTGAATTTCAAAGTAACTATGCGTACCTCTCCTAGTGTAACTTACGGGAACGAATCTTCAGGGCATTCAACAGACAGCGTTACTAATGAATATGTAAGGGTTAAACGATACTATAACAGCTATACAAATGAAAGAAATATTCATACTACACTCAAAGCTGACGCAGAACTATAGGAGATGATTATGTATAAATTAAACGAAAACTCAATACAAAGACTCTCAGACAACGCTTCTATCCCACAGGCTTCAGGCAACAGAGATTACCAACAGTTCCTACAAGACGTTAAGAAAGAAGGCATCTCAATCGTAGAAGGCTCAGACGTAGTAGAACCTGATTACGTAGCACTAAGAACTGGTGTAGATGGTTATGCTTCTACTGGTGAACAACTAGGTATGCAAACAGATGGCACTTGGGATGCTCACGTAGCTGAAGTTAAGGCTAAGTTTCCTAAGAC